ATGGCGTATTTTCAACAGGCATTAATATAAAAAATATTCATAATATCATCTTGGCCTCACCATCCAAATCACAGATAAGAGTGTTGCAGTCTATCGGTCGCGGACTTAGAATATCAGATAATAATGAACCATTATCACTCTATGACATTGTTGATGATATGCATTGGGGAAAATATCTAAATTTTGCATTGAAACATTCTGTGGAAAGATGTACTATATACGATAGAGAAGAATTTCCGTGGAAAATATATAATATAAAACTGTAATAAGGATCCTTTTAATGGAAGAAAATATGAACAATTTAAAACCAAATCTAGGGCAGTTCAAACTTGGTTCTGGCGAAACTATTGTAGCAGAAGTTATTGAAGATGGTGAGGTTCGTTGTTTCAGGAAAGTTTTATCTGTTACTGTTCATGAGGATGTTGATGATGGTGTTAGTTTTTATGCATTAAGATTGTACACTCTTTTTCAAGATGATATCAACCAAAACATTTTTATTAATCCGACGCATGTGGAATCGACAACCAGGCCGGCGTCCACAATAGTAAATCAATATAATAAATGGTGGGACGTTTACGAATCCAAATCATTAAATAGTGATGATATGTCTGAAATTTGTGACACATTGGATGAAATGATAACCAAAAGTTCCCACTCGGTAAAGTCATTTAGAGATATGTATTCTTTAGATTCATCTGGGGTGATTCGGATCAACAAGGATAAACTCAATTAGAATTAATATGGTATATTATCCTGGTATACTATCCTTCCGAGTATCATCTTAAAGGACCTTAACCTATTATACAACCCACTAAAATACCTGTCAAGCCATTAAATTATAATTGTTGGTAACATAATGTTACAATCTGTAATATTTCGTTACTTTACAGTTTTCTAATAACCAGTTATAATGGAGATTACATTTAAGGAATTAATTATTATGATAAATAAAAAAAATAAAAAACCACATTATGTGAACAATAGAGAATTTTCCGAAGCAGTTTTTGCGTATGTTAGATTAGTAGAAGAGACTGATGCGACAGATGAGGAAAGGCCTAAAGTTCCGGATTACATCGCTAAATGTTTTCTCAACATAGCGGAAGGACTTTCGCACAAATCAAATTTTATTGCGTACACTTACCGAGAGGAGATGGTAATGGACGCGGTAGAAAATTGTCTCAAAGCTATATATAATTATAATCTAGAAGCAGCAACTCGCACGGGTAAACCTAACGCATTTGCATATTTTACACAAATATCTTGGTACGCTTTTCTTCGTAGAATCGAAAAAGAAAAGAAACAAGAGATAATTAAACGAAAATTCCTTGAGAGCGGCAACTATGAAAACTTCATGCAAGTTGATGTAAATGACACCAATTCCAAAAACTCATCAGCATTGTTTGTCGACCAGCTAAAATCTAGAATTTCCGACATTCGAGAAAAAGATCAAATAATTAAGGAATACAAGAAAGATATTAAAAAATGAAAATTGCCGTTCTATCGGATACCCACGCCGGTATCAGAAATTCGTCTGATATATTCGCTGATAATGCCGAAAAATTTTTCGATGAAGTCTTTTTTCCGTATTTGCTGAAAAACGATATTAAACACATACTACACTTGGGCGACGTGTTCGACAATCGAAAAGTTATAAACATCAAAACAATTAATCGTTTTCGTAAAATGTTTTTAGAACCTCTACGGAAACATAATATACATATGGATGTAATTCCTGGCAACCACGATGTATTTTATAAGAATACTAATGATCTCAATTCTCTGAAAGAATTTCTGGGCCACTATATGGATGTTGTTACAATTTTTATGAATCCGGTTGTTCATGAATATGGTGGATGTAAATTAGCAGTTCTTCCTTGGATCAATTCCGAAAATTATGAACAATCTATGAGTTTTATCCAAAGTTGTAAGTCTGATATACTTTGTGGTCATTTAGATATTCAAGGATTTAATATGATGCGTGGTGTTGTAAGCACTCACGGTATGAATCAGAGTATTTTTGATAGATTTGAATCGGTTTATACAGGACACTTTCACACAAAATCCGATAAGGATAATATACATTATCTCGGATCCCAACTGGAATTTTTTTGGTCGGATGCCCATGATCCAAAATATTTCCACACATTAGATATGTCCACTAGAGAATTGGAAGCAATAAGAAATCCTCATACATTATTTTTAAAAATTTATTATGACGAAGACAAGCTAGATGATACGATCCCCGATTGCAACGGTAAATTTGTAAAAATCATCGTCGAGAATAGAAAAAATCTATATGATTTTGATAAATATGTTGAGAAAATACAGGCACAAAAAATTCACGATTTAAAAATTATCGAATCGTATGAGGAATTTACTGGTGTCGCTGTGGAAGATACCAACATTTCTATCGAAAATACCGAAAATCTGTTGGATTCATATATAGATGCGGTAGATACTGAGTTGGACAAAAATATATTAAAAATTAAAATGCGCACTCTGCTCACAGAAGCGGAAACTTTGGAAATAGTATGATCTTATTTGAACACATTAAGTATAAAAATTTTCTATCAACCGGTGATAACTGGACCAATATAGATTTTGTTAAAACGAATTCGACGTTGATTGTTGGTGATAATGGTGCTGGGAAATCAACAATGCTTGACGCGCTATCATTTGCTCTTTTTGGTAAACCACATAGGAATATCAATAAACCACAATTAGTGAACAGCATCAACAAAAAAAATTGTGTTGTTGAATTGAGATTTTCGATAGCAAAATCCAAATTCCACATCATTCGTGGTATTAAGCCCAATATTTTCCAAATCTTTAAGAATGGTAACATTATTAACGAATCTAGTCACTCTAAGGATTACCAAAAGATTTTAGAGAAAAATATCATAAAGATGAACCACAAATCGTTTCATCAGATTGTAGTTCTCGGGTCAACATCATTTACACCATTTATGGAATTACCCGCGGCACACCGAAGAGAGGTTATTGAGGACCTACTCGATATTAATGTTTTTTCTAAAATGAACGTTATTCTAAAGGAAAAACAATCTAGTATAAAAGACAAAATGAAGGAACTAGATTACAAAATTAATATTGCGCAAAATAGCATTGATGTACAAAACAAATATATTCGTGATATCACAGCAATGAATGAGGAAGAAATTTCGGATAAAAAAGAACAAATAGACACATGGTCAAAAACTATTTTCGAATTACAGGAAAAAATAGATAATTCGACTAATATAATTGCCAGCACCAAAGATGTTGTTGATAAACATCTAAAGGAGGCCAATGATCGTCAGCAGGCGTTTTCGCATCGTAAAATGGAATTGAATACGAAAATACAAGGTCTTGTAAAAGAGTCATCTTTTTACGAAACCAACACATCATGTCCCACATGCCACCAAGATATTGATGAGACCTTTGTTGCGTCTAAACTCAGCAACATAAAACATCAAGCAAAAGAAATAAAATTGTCATCCGAAAAGATTGACGAAAATTCTGAAAGAATTCATGAGGTTATAAAAAAGTTTAGTTCAAAACTCGATACCATTCAGGAACTTCAAAATCAAATAAATGTGAACAATAAAGAAATAGCGCACATAAATTCAAACATCGATGATAATCAAAAATCTATATTAAGATTGACCGACAAAAAAGGAGATATTTCACAAGCGACGGATGAACTAGATAATTTGACAGTAGAGAAAAATGGATTCCGACAAAACAAGATGGAATCTAATGAAGTGTATACATATAATGTTGTGATGGGCGAGATGCTAAAAGATTCGGGTATCAAAACCAAGATTTTAAAGCAGTATATTCCTATTATAAATAAACTTGTAAATCAGTATTTACAGATTCTAGATTTTTTTGTATCATTTAATCTCGACGAAAATTTCAATGAAGTTATCCGATCTAGACATAGAGATCATTTTTCGTATGCTTCATTTTCTGAAGGAGAGAAACAGAGAATTGATTTAGCGTTGCTATTCACTTGGCGTCAAATTGCCAAAATGAAAAATTCTATCTCAACCAATCTCTTAATTCTAGATGAAACTTTTGACTCATCTTTAGATTTTGATGGTGTTGAAAATCTAATAAAAATACTAAAAACCTTAGACGATAATACAAATGTTTTTGTGATAAGTCACAAAGGCGAAATTCTAGAAAATCGATTTGATAGAAAAATCGAATATGTTAAAAAGCAAAATTTCAGTTACATAAAGGAACAAATATCAAATGGCCGATAATGAAATTATGGAAATCTCAAACAAAGTTGCTAGAAATACAGTAGCGGTGATTGATGCTCTTGTCACGCGCGGCGCTTTCAAGGGCGAAGAACTATCAACAATAGGACAACTTCGCGATGCTTCACTTCATCTCGTTTCGCTAATTGAGGCTGCGGAAATTGAAGCTGATGAGGAAGACGACGACGATTAATTATATTTAAAATCTGTATCTTATAAATATAATAAGATCGTATGATCTTATTGAAATAATAATAATAAAAATGAGATATAGAGAATGATGTATATAGAAAAAGAACCTGAGTGGTCTCCGAGTAATATGCTGGAGATCACTCTAAATGAACCAGACGATTTTTTAAAAGTGAAAGAGACGCTTACAAGAATCGGAATAGCATCCAAAAAAGAAAAAAAATTATATCAATCCTGTCATATTTTACACAAACAGGGGAGATATTTTATTGTTCACTTTAAAGAATTATTTTTGTTGGATGGCAAAATTTCAAATTTTGATAAAAATGATATGC